AGCTTCGTGAGCGGATTTCGACTGATTAGTGCGAAGGAGACGATGTACCTTCTAACTAAGACGTTGATCTTCGCCCTCGTCACAGCTTTCGACTGGGTCAGCCGAATGCTTGATCTCGGCGTACGTGCGATCGTTGGCCTTTACGGGCCGGCGGTTACCGTCGCGTCTGAGTACCAGCACTGGCTCCAACACCCGGCCGCGGATTGGATCATCATCTGCGTTGTGTTTGCAACAGTGTATGCTTTCGTGCGTCGCCGGCGGGTCCTCGGACTGGTAGGCCAGGCAAAAGCTTACACCCAGGCTTCTATTGGGAAGATGGTAATGGCAATTCATGACGGGCAAATCACGCCAGCCTTGGAGACGCCGAGTGGTGAACGAGTGATAATCCCTCCTGAGGGGTGGTCGACGTTATCCCTCGCGGCGTCTGGCCTCGAGCGGGCAAACCCTGAGAATCCACCAAAATCACACCGTCATCCTGGTTACGTGTTCTCGCTGTGCGAGCCGGATGGTTCCCACATTGGAATGGCAGCACGGGTCGGAAACGGCTTCGTTACCTGTCACCATGTGTGGACCGCCTGGCTGGACAGCGTGGAGCGGGAAGAACCTGAGACCCTGCGCGAGCGCCTCTTTCAAAAGAAGGCGCCGCCAGCTCTCTTTTGCAGCAGCGGGAAGACATTCCCGGTTGAGGCGAGCGAGTGCGTGATGGAATGCGGACCGGTGTCCCCTGAGGGGGCGCTGGACCTCGTCTTGATCAAGGTTTCAACGTCTAACCCGTGGAGCGTACTGGCTATTAAGTCGGGGAAGCTCGGGTCGTTCCGCCCTGGGGTTTACGCGGCGGTCTATGGATTTGGTCCGAGCGGGGAGCTCAAAAGCACGTCAGCAATGGCGCGCGATGAGAGCCGCCCGTTTGGCCTCATTCATCGGGCCTCCACGGAGACCGGTTGGAGTGGCTCCCCTATTATTCAGGGGGGTCAGATCGTGGGCGTGCATACGGGATACAACCCTCGTAGCACTCATCTCGAGAACCGTGGCGTGTCAGTCGCACTCCTTCTCCGTCGAGGAGAGGAGAGTGACGTGCGTCAACACGGTTTCCGCGAGATGGAGGACCTACCCGAATTCGTAGGAGACCTCCGACTGACTTACCGAAAGGGAAAGTTCAAGAAGGGGGACAAGGTACATGAGTACACCGAGTACGGTGGCAACTTTACCCTGGATGCTGGCGACTACGCGTCAACCTGGGCGGACGAAATGGACGCCCAGGACCAGTACTGGGGGAGTGGCGACGATTACTACGGCTACGATGATGGGCGTGAGGCGGAAGCAGCTGAGGACAAGCGTGCTGAGCCAGCAATTCTCATCCGTGAGGCGCAAGCCTTGCGGCGGGGAGCTGCCAAGCTCGTGCCAGGCAAGGACGCAGAGCGCGCCTCTTCGGAGGTGCGCATTCCGCTGCGCTTCGCCGCGACACAGGCGCGCGAGAGCCAGGATTTTGGGAAAGGGCCGGAGAGCGGCCCGGAACCGGAGACGGACTCTCAGCCCTCGGCGAATACGTCTGGAGGAAAGAACCAGGAGAATCGTCAACCGACGAGCTCTTCGTCGACTGCGGAACCTGCTCATGCAAAACAGGACGGCCCAAACAAAGGAAAGTCCCGAGCTGCAAAGAAGCGATTGAAGAAGAAGTTGAAGAACTCCGCGGCTTCCACTGGCCAAGAACCGGTGCGGCTGCAGAGCGACAATCTTTAGACCTTCAGTCTAGCAGGCATGTCCGCGCGACAGTTACGAGCATTCCGGGAGACGACGACGCCTTCCTGGCGAAGTACCCCAGGGTCAACATGCAAAGCCGCAGCTTAGCGCTGCAGGATGAGGACGCACTCCGTGAATTGGTAGTGGCGCTCCTTCCAACCTTGACGCGTAAGTCGAAGCCAGGTGTCCCCTGGATGAAGCTTGGCGCGAACAACGGCGAGATCATTGACGACCATAGCGACTACCTGGTAGACGCTGTCGTCGCACGCATCCAGCTGCTGAGCTCTACCGAGCCTGAAGTCCTACGTGGCTTATCGGCCGAGGAGCTTGTGCGGCGGGGTTATTGCGATCCCGTCCGCCTGTTTATCAAGGGGGAGCCGCACACCACCAAGAAGATGAAGGAGGGCCGCTACCGACTTATAGCCAATAGGTCAGTTGCGGACCAACTCGTCGAGCGGTATTTCTCGTCTATGCAAAATAGCGCCGAGATCATGCTATGGCGTGAGATTCCGTCAAAACCTGGAGTCGGGTTCACGGACGCGATGATGGCTGACACGATCGAAAGTGTCGGACGTCTGAAGAGTCCGTGTGCCACCGACATACAGGGTTGGGACTGGAGTGTGCAGGGCCATGAGCTGGACTGGGAGGCTGAAGCGCGATTGAAGCTGATGTCCGGAGAGAATGATGAGATGAGGAGACTGGTCAGGAATACAATTTTCTGTCTGTCCCTCTCTGTGCTTGTTCTCAGTGATGGATCGATGCTCGCGCAACAGCGCTCATGTATCCAGAAATCTGGCTCGTACAACACTTCGAGTACCAATTCTCGGATTCGAGCACGGCTTGCATGGGGTCGAGGGGCCGAGGCCAACGCGAATGGCGACGACTGTGTTGAAGAGCAGTTGGGCGAAAGTCGCGCGGCAGTCGACAAGTACTACCTAGAATTAGGACACGTAGTCAAGGACTTCGTTCCGTTTGGGGAAGGGTACTTTGAGTTCTGTAGCCATCGTTACCAAGATGGTGTCGGAGTTCCGACTTCCTGGCCGAAGACGCTCTACCGGTTGATCTTCGCTCGTGATGAGTTTGAGGACCGGTTGGCGCAGTTCCAAATGGAGCTACGTCACTTGCCCGACCTGGAGCGCATTTGCACTGCGTTGAGCCGGCACGGATGGGGCCGGCAAAACAAGCAATCGTAGGATTGGCGTCCTACACACATGGCAAAGAAGAAGAATGGCAAGCAGCCCCTCGCAGCCTCCAAGCGAGCCTCTGCCGGAGGCCCTGGACGCAACAAGGCCGCAGGAATGGGTGGTGATTCCCAGCAGGGAACCTACCTCTCCCACCACCAGCGGCTTGTGTCCCAGGTGCCTCGGAAGACAGGCACGCGCTGGGGAATGCGAATCCGCAACTCGGAGTACGTCCAAGACTGGAAAGTCGACTATGGACCCGGCCCCGAGATCGCCGGCGGGTACCAAGAGTTCTCGCTTCGTTGCAACCCAGGAGAGTCGTTCACTTTCCCGTGGCTTGCAATCGAGGCGGAGGGCTACGAGTTCTACAAGTTTCACAAGCTTGAGTTCCACTTTGTATCCCGCCTTCCAGCAGTCAAGCTGGGCGTCGCGATGATGATGATTGATCCCGATCCGACGGATCCCTCGCCCAACGACGCGCAGACCTTCATGGTCTCGCCTCATGCGAGCGCGGACGTCGTGTGGTCCAACAACCGCACTTCACTTTCGCCGGATCTGCTGAACAACTTTGTTGCGGGTGGAGGGCATGGCTACTACATCACGCATGGAGAAGAGGCGCAAGCCTCCGACCTCCGCCTCGTTGACTGTGCACGCGCATGGTTTGCGACGGAGGGCCTTGATGCTACTGCGTCCGAACTGGGCCAGGAGATCATTGGCTCCATCTACGTGACGTATGATGTCGAGCTCTCTTTCCCCAACAGTGAGAGGCGTCTTGTTACACTCGGCACTTATGACAAGCAGTTCACCCAACCGGGTGGCTTGTTGCCGAAGAAGAGCTTGCTCTTCCGTAACAGCGCCGGATCTCCTCAGCTGTTGACGACCACGCCGGAAAGGCTTTTCACAGGCGTCCACGACCCAATGGTGACCCCACCAACGGGCTCGATCGGGGCACAGCTCCCCGACACTGACGTCCAAGGACTGATTATGCGTAATGCATATCAGTACTGGGATGTCGTGAGGAACGCCTTTGTGATGCCCAAGGGCAAGTGGCTGTTCAACTGGGTCATGAGCACTTATTGCGAAGGCAGTGTCACGCCTTCCGCCAGCATCTATCAGTCGCTCATTTGCAAGGTCTTCAGGCCATCCACCGGGCAGACAGCCACCCTTGGCTGTAGTCGCGGAGGTATCACAACCTCCTCGTTCCCGACGGCCAACCTGTATCAGACCGAGCACTTGAACGATATCGTCGTCATCACCGAAGATGGCGACGAGGTGTGGGCGGAGGCCACTGCAACTGAACTTTCAGGGCCTCCGACACCGATCTACATCTCCGATTCTGACCCGAGTACTGTGACTTTGGAGCAGCTTGACATCTGAGATCTTTGC